CTTCATAACAGTGAACAATGCACTGTCACCGAAGTAAGCACCAACAAGCACTGGGCTTGCTGAACCTTGACCGAGTAGAATACGGTTTGCAGACTGCAAGAAGGTTGTGAACATGATTTGGCAACCATATACAGATTCAATCTTACCAGTTGACAACAGTTCGTTACCAAGTGCAGACAAGTTTGAACCGCCTGCTTGTGAAACTGCACCACCGGTCAATTCAGCAAGAAGACGAGTCAATGAAGAACCGCTTCCACCAGCCGCACCAGCAACATATTCAGTTACATAACCGTTAGAGTCAAGAACGATGACAGGAGCACCTGGCATACGAGCAACCTTGAAGTTCTGCTTGATGTTGCGAACAAGTTCAAGCACTTCACTTGCAGAGAAGCCAGTTGTCCAACCTGCAGTGTTTGAAGGAAGACCTGCAGAAAGCAGTTCCATAGCACCTAGTGCTGTTACACGGTCGAAGCCGTCATCAGAAGTTGGATAGAAAGTGTTACCTGGAGTTGCTTTGAATGACAAGAATGCCTTAGTGACACGTTGGTCAACTTTTTCAGCGAATGACTCGCCAAGTTCTGCACCAAGAGTTGCTGCCAACTGGAATGATGTAGTCCAGCCGTAGAAAATGTCGAATGCAGTTGTTGCAACTGCTGGTGATGCAGTGATAGAACCTTGACCAAGTGATGGGTTCTGTACAACTGCGTTACCTGTTCCCCAAGTACCACCAGTACCATTTGGATTATAGTCCGCGTAGGTAATTGGTGCGAATTGTGGAACTAAAAATTCGTTACCCTGTGTAGGTGTAACAACGTTGGTCATGTTAACAAGACCGATTGATTCGTGCATTGCACGTAGTGCGAATCCAGCGATTGCAGTTGTAAAACCGTCGCCTTCATTATTTGCGCCGCCTAAGACGTATGCCATGATATTATCTCCTTATTGTTGGCAATCAGAGTATTTTTCGACTTGATGTTTGTGCAGATGCAGTTACTTTAACGCCTTTGAGTCCAAGATTCTTACCTAATCCGTTACGTACAGCCCATGCATTAAATGCGGCTGGGTCACGTGAATAGTCTGGAATCCCATCATCCATAGCGCCTGCAAACTGACCACCATTTGGTCGTAAGCCTGAACCAGAAGACCCATTACTCTGTTTGAGAAGTTTAGGATTACCCTTTGCAACTTCTTCTACAAGTCCTCTGATTGTTAGAGGAGAACCATCTTGACCATAACGTTCACGACCCTTATTGTCGATAATTGCATAAGAGCCATCGTCATTCCACTCAATGTTGGACTTGACTTTGGTCAATGCATAATCTAATAGATCAGAATCAAATCTGTCTCCCATTGCTCGCTGAATATCAGAATCCAATTCCTTCTCACGAATCATTTGGTCTTTACGAGCCAAATCCATTTGAAGTTTTGAAAACTGTTCATGCAAGTCGTTGGTTGTGACACGACTCGAACGTTGATTGTTTTGAGGTTCTACTGGCTGTACGTTGCCACCGGATTGTTGTGCAGTTGTACGTGCAATGAAACTTAACGCCGCTTCAACTGATTCAAAGTTTTGTCCACTAGCGTTGCTAAGTGCATTCAAAATTGAATTAGTGGTGCTTTTACGAATTGCACCTGGATTTACGTTCTGCTCACCATGATCGTCCATTTCTGAACCCTGCATAGTATCAGGGGCTTGATCGTTGCCAACGAAGTTAGATTTAATATCCATTAATTGTTCCTTAAGTTATAACGTAACAAACGAATTTTTGTTTTGTAATGTATTTATTCAATGCTGATAGAATTAGTTTTTATCTACCCACGTTGAGGCCACTTAACTGTACTGCTACAGCCTGTTGTGGATAATATGTAATACCCATATTAGTTACTGGGGTGCCAGCACCACCTAGAATAGATGTGTTGTCATCGTCACCACCTGCTTCTTCTGATGCTTCTTCTTCATTATCGTCTTCACCATAATTTTCGTGAATTGGAATCATCGACGGACTTAAGTCACGTGACTGAATCATTTCATTTGTTTCAGTCATTAGTGTTTTAAGTTTTAAATCTTGAATATTATCAATGAATACTTGTTCGTATTCTTGAATTTGTTCTTGTGGTGCAAGCATACCAATAAGTTCTCTAGCAACTAAACTGCTGATTACTGCATCATCTGGTGCAAGTGCTTTTGCTTCTTTGATTAGTGCCATACGATAGTTAGTATCGTGTGCTTCATAGTCAGTGTTATAAACTACTTCACCAGCCCAACGCATGTCCATAAAACGTGCGGCATAAGTGAAAATCATTTCTTCTGTGACTTCCATTAATCTTGCTTTGGCTTTTGCTAATCTATGCAACTGCTTGCGTTCTTCAATAATAGCAACGCCACTAGCGATTTGGTTCTTGCTATTACGCAATCCACCTAAGCCAGTTAGTGATTCAATCTGTTCTAAGATATCTTGTTGCTTTTTAATAATCATGTCAACATCGCCAGTATCAACTGGAATGGCTTCAATCTGACCTTCAGTAGCACGAACAATAGCACCTGCGTGTACTGGGATGTTAATGCCTTTGTCTGCACGAATTAATGTATGTGCGAATTGTAAAGCACTGTATGCTTCACATTCTAATTTGTAATGTTCACGCTGTGCATCAGTTGCGGCATCAATATCTGATACGCCAATGTCGATTGAACGTGGGTCACGACGGCCATATGCAATGAATACTGGTATAGACATTCCTAATGGGAACGTACCCTCACCAATAAGTTTCGCTGGCTTGTCACTGTTGATGCCATTAGCACCTTTTTCTACTTCATAACTTTTCCAGTAACTTGGAGTTGTTGCACTACCTAAGTGATAACACTTGATGTAATAGCAATCTTCATCTTCCATTTCTTTAATCTTAACGTACTTAAGAATTGGTCTACCACCGTAATAATCAAAATTCCAATCCCATACGTCTAATGGGCTGATTGCGCAAGTATATGGGCGACCTAAGTTGCCATCTTTTGCTTGGGGCATATCCACCGCCACCCATGCATGGCCGAAGATACTTGTTAAATCACCAACACCTTCCATGAAAGCAGTTAACGTTCTATTGTTTAAGTCTGCATCTAATGTGAATAAGTCTGCCCACTCTGAATTTTTAGGGTTGATGTATGCACCACTTGATGTACAGAACTGCACATTGCGCTTAATGCCTGGCTCAAACAATACATCATTAATTGTGTCAACGACATAGCGAGTAATAGGTTGCGCAACAGTATTTGATATCAAATCTTGCCATAGATTTGAGTCTTCACTTGGTCTTTTCTTACGCACATATTGCTTGAAGGTATAACCACCTAGATAGGCATATTGGTAAGCCAGCATCTGCTCATAAATGGCCGAATAGATGGGACTCTTTTTTAGTAATTCTGATGTGTTCATAAAATTATTTTCTCTCGCATTAATCTGGCAAATGCAGGTAATTCATCGTTTAGATAGATATTGTATTTATGCATCATATCTTATGTTTACAGTTATCATTATGCCAACGTGCAATCATTGCAGGACTTGTTTTCATACTGCAATGATTGCAACTTTTAGTTTCTTGATTACCAAAATGATTGCTTCTACCCTTACGAATCATCTCTTGTGTATTCTCTCTGTGTGTACCTAAACGTAAATGATCAGGATTAACACACTTAGGGTTATCACAACTATGCAATACGCACATGCCTGCAGGAATGATTCCTTTGTGTTCTTCGTAACTTACACGATGCGTTGTACGCATTCCATGTTCTGCACGAATCATACCATAACCAACGTTGTTAGTTCCACCCTGCCATTCCCAACAGTTAGTAACATCGTTAATTTTAATCTTGTTTAGTAATCTTTGTAATATTGGCGTACTAGTGCCAATTGGTCTTCCTAATTTCATTTGTTTGCTCCTTTAATTTGTTACCACGTTTGATAATCTGTTTCTTGAATGCCACCAGCAATCTCTTCCCACGTAGGGCCACCTGGATACAGTGGACTTGGTGGCATATGTTGTAAGCCTGGCTTCATGTGTCTTGCAAGACGTTGATCCATGCCAACGTATTCACTAATACCTATACTATCATGTTGGATTGGGAATAGATGATGTATACCATAACGAATACAATCGCCTAAGCCATCGATGTGAGCATACTTTTGCTCAGTGTATTTCACTAATTTTTTACGTGTTGCGTCTTCATAGTGATATGTTTGCAATGCATCTAATAAAAACTTATCATCGGGTTTAACTACTAAGCCACCTCTATTAATAAACGCATTACTAGTATTGTCAGTGTCGGCAATTAATGGGTTGCTTTTACGACTGTTAACAATTTGAAAGCCATACTTCTCAAGAATAGTTCTATCAGTTACACCAAAGGGACTTGTAGTATCACGATTTGTTTGTGCGCCACTCATGTCAATGATTGAAAACAATCTACGTTGTGGAAAGTCTATGCGAATTGCTTCAGCAATACCTTCACTTCCACAATCTGGAATAGCATATGACTTAAGAATTTCAATCTTACCATCTTTCTCGCCTGCTTTAGTAACTTGTGCAACAACGGCACACATAACACGCTTATTCCAGTCATGAAACGTGTACAAGTCGCCACCTCTATCTACAACTTCATTACAATGCTTATGCTTATCCCAAGAATAGTAAAACATGTCGGCCACAGATTCCCATTGGCACATATAATCTTGATTAAACTTGAGGGGACTTAAGATACGTTTTTGTTCTTCAATGAACATACGATTGCCACTGCGCATTTGTTCATAATTGTAATGACGAACAATATACTTGTCTGGCATAGCAAGAGCCAACTTAAACAAATCGTACAGTGGGCCTGTACCATTAGGCGTACTGATTACAATCAATCTACCTTGTGTGTCAGGTTGTCCTACTTTAGGTCTTAAACGATTTGAAATTTCTTGTAGTGTATCTGCTGTGTACAATGCAGCCTCGTCAGCAATCCATACGCCTACGTTAAGACCTCGTAAGTTCTCACGTTGCTCTGCACTTTTACAACGAATGAAAATACCATTGGGAAACTTAATCGTTAACTCTGAATTATTAATGTCTTTGCCATCTTCTAAGCCAAAGTGATTCATGCAACTCTTTTTAAGTGGCTCCCAAATCAAACTCTTAATCATTGCACCAGTAGGCGCACTATATATAATATCTTTTCCCTTGTGAAACTTCTCATCAGTTGCAAATAATGGCAGTGCAATACTGGCAAGAAACGTCTTACCACTACCTACTGGCACAATATCAATGCAATGTTTATCTGTAGTTAACCAGTCTTGAAATATACTTGACTGTTCACCAAAGAGTGGGATATCAATTTGATTCATTAAATCATTTGTCTATGGTTGTAAACGTTACTGGAATACTTGGCATAACATCTTGCCAATCATCTAATTCTTTAGTTGGAAAACTAAAGTTATTAGTCAATGCTTGACCTAATGTAGTATGATCGATCTCATGTTTGTCAGCAACAACTTTACTTAAGAACATCTTTTCATAGTTCTGTCTAACAGGCATGTCACATGCAAGTATACTCATGTGATAACCTTCTGCCAACAATACTTCAAATGGCTTACCACACTGATTAAACACAGCGTCTAAAATCTTTTCGCCACTTAGTTTGTTACTGCCTCCTGGCTTTCTGCCAGCGCCTGGTCTTGCTCCACCTTTACTCATGATAGTACTCCAATGTTAACATTATTCTTCGCCCAAAATAACTCTAAACTTATATTCTAACTTATAAGGCATGTGATTCATACCTGTGCGTGAACGTAATTCACCACGCAACGTTTTAATTTCAGTTTGTGTAAGAGTAGGCAACAAATCTATAATGTTGTGAAATTGATTAGCGCAACATAAATGCTGTGCCAACTCATTGATATCATACTTTGCAACTTTAACTTTCTTTTCAGGTGTGTTTACTGATAATTCATTGTCCATTAATTATTTCCTTTTTCTTACGTGTGCGCTTTGGCTTTGCGATAACTTCAACACTAACAGTTGTTTTAGTGTTTAGTTCTTTAGGTGGCAATAATAGTTCACCCTGTGGCTTCTTGCCAAACATATGTTTAATTCGTTCCCAAATTGATTTCATTCTATGATACCCTCACTTTTTAAAATATTCTTAGCCCAACT